ATGCTTATTAAAAACACGATTAGGACGGTCGATGATGATGTTGATTTTCGGGTTAGTCTTCATCGTCATCCCAATCACCTACTTTGATGTCGATATTCTTTTGAGTGATTTCTTGCCTATCCAAGAACAAACCGTAACGCTTGCCAAGATCAACCGCTGCACTTTTTCTCGTGGACACATTCGGTTTAGCATCCATGACTTTTTGATATCCGTCACCGTCAAGAACCAATAAAGGCTCTGTGATTTCACCACGCATGACTGCCGTTAAAAACTCAAGCACTTCTTGCTGGTCTGCGACACGTTCGGACTTTAACTTTTCTAGTTGTTCATCTATATATGCTTTTACGTTAGCATTTGCAAGCAATCTACTTCCATTTGCTCTCGCAACATCATCTTTCTTAACATTCGGATAAGCCTTTTTATAAGCCTGAGTAGCATTCAAGCTGATGATGTACTCATCGGCAAATTTCTGTTGTTTTTCGGTCATCCCATTTTCCATCACCTCTTTAACCCCTCAAGCTGGAGGGCTTGAGAGGGAAAAAAATAAAGGAGTCTAAACCACGAGAAAAAAGAATGTCTTTTTCTACATCTTTCCACATGATAACTATATCATAGAATCTTTAGTATTGTTTGGTACAGAAACACCTTTTTTAGTACAGATTAAATCTATTTTTTTAATAGCTTCATCATGAAGAATAAATAGTGTTGTTTTAGATATTTTCAATTCTTCAGCGATTTCATCCCAGCCTTTAGAAGAAATATATTTCATCCAAATGATTGTTCGTTCTCTAGAATTATCTAATTGTTCAATCGCTTGGATAAGTTGATATTTTAAATCAATCAATTTGTCTACTTGGTCATTAATGTAATCATTCAAATTGATGATTTTAACGTATGCATCGTCTTTGAGACTTACTTTTGATTCTTGAACATTTATTTCTTTTAGAGACGGAGATTTCAAGAACGAATTATTCAAGCGATCTAACTCTTCCATTTTTGATTTTACTTCCAAATCGATTAAACGAATTTGTTTTAATTGATGTTTAATTCCCATTTTTCACATCCTCTCTAATCCGTTTCATTAAGGTTGACCCGAACTCTTCCGTATTCGATAAATAATCAAAATACTGGCTGAGAAAGAACCGTTCGCAGTCCGTTTTTACGTTCCACGCTTCTCTATGATGCCTATTTCTAAAATGATTCTCTTTTAGATTCCAATCAGATTTTACAATCCCTTTAGAAAGCAAGTATCTTAATGCTGTTTTGTAGTCATCAACGGCTCTTTCAATGATTCCAGCACATATTCCGTAATAACCTCTTTCGTCCATTATTCACCTCATAATAGAGCTTCTAACTTATCAATTTGGAATCCTGCCCACGTCTTGGATTCATCGCTTAGTTCATCATCAATAGCAACGACCGGAAGTGTTTGCCATCCATAATGTATTAGTAGTTCCAACGCTCCTGGATTCGCCTCGATGTCTATTGTTTCAAAAGGAATCTTGTTCTTAGTGAGATAGATTTTTGTCATTTCGCATTGCATGCAATTTGGTCTAGAATAAACTGTTAACATCAAAATCCTCCTTATCAGTAGATATACCAATCACACTATTAAGGCTAAAACACGCCCTTTTCTTTTTGCCATCAGATGCACTTATATACTTGAATTCAACCATGCTCGTTATATAAGAATCTTGTTTAATATTAGTTACGTTCTCAAATCTTAGTGTTTTACCATTTTCTAAATATAAAGTTAGTTCCATTGTTTTATCTCCTTCAACTCAAAAATCTGTTGTAATACTGAATCTCTACTTTCTTCATTCAATCCACCGATAACATCATTTGTAATTGGCGTACTGTAATCGATATCCCAATTACCATTTTCATCAAATTTCAACACCGCAATTTCGATGCCGAAATAAATATATTCAATTTTGATGATACTTGCACCGTACCCATTGGGAAACTTGTAAATCGTTTGTGGATATCCTAAATCGTTTTGTTTTACGATGTAGTCTTTGAATTGTTCACTATATGTTAAATCCATCACTGTACCTCACAACCCACGAACAATTCTTTGATTTCATCGCCAAACAATTCGATAGCACGTTCGGCATCTTCTCTGTTTTTGAAGTATCCAAATTGATGAAACAAATTGCTTGAACCTAGTTCTAATGATTTTAATTTGTATTGTTCATATTTAGAATCCCAACCGTATCCGATGAAAAACTTTGAAGTTTTACATTTTTTTCCAGAAACAGGCTTCCAATCACCATTACACTCATTTATGAAAAATCTGAATCGCGTCAGTAAATTTCTGCGTTTTGCTTCTAGTTCGGCTGCTTTTCCAGTTTTGAAAATATTTCCTTGAACGAAAGAAAAACTAATCCATTCGTGATTCCCCCAACTACCACGTTGAACATTTCCGAAATGGTCAATAGACCACATCGGTTCTCCTTCTTCAAATATCCGTTCCGCGTATTCCAACGTTTCAATCATCTTATCCAGTTCTACTTTTTGTTTCTTGAGTTCTTCTAATTTCCTCATTAACATTCACCTTCTTCATCAGCACTCATTAAGACACATTGTTCAAGTGGCTTTCCTAATCTCCAAACAACCTTCACGAATCCATATCTTTCTTCAACCACCTTCAGTGACGTTTCAAATCCAAGTAAGAAAGCGAATCGTTCATTGTAGCTCATCTCTTCTAACTGTCCGTAGTTGATATCTTCCTGGAACTGTTTCAACGCTCTGTCATACATCGACATGTCTTTGTACTTGCAATGAGCCACAATCAAGTAGTGAACATCATCTTTTAATTTTTCAAAATCAATTTTAGCCAATTGACTTCACCGCCTTTTCTAGATTTACCAAGTTTTCTACAATACGATCTCGAATATGAGCTGCAACTGAATACGGGTCTTTCATAAATTTAATCAACGTATTCGCATTCACTTTTAACGCTTTGGAAGCAGCTAACATCTTCTCACTCGAATCTTCAATCATCCCATGGATGTAAGTGATCGCTTCACCATAATTCTCACCCATGTATTTTAACGTCACATTACTGAGTTGTTCTTGGTAGGGGTCTTTAATAATATTCCCTTCGATAGCATGTTCCTTGATAAACGTTAAAGCCTCATTAGGTGTTTCAAAATGCATCGCTTGTTTAATATCGTTCGTAAGTTTGTGAGTATATCTTGGATGACTCTTCGCAAGATACCCCATCACGCTTGAGTAGTCTTCGATACGTTGGAAGTACCATTGAGGGGTCTTTGCATCTCTAATGACATACAATTTTATATTATTCATGTTTTACCCCTCTCTAAAACGGTAATTCTTCAGTGACGTCAAACGTGTTCCCGTTCGCTGTAAAAGGGTCGTTATTTGCAAAATTTTCGCCCGTATTTGCGTTTTTATTACCGTTGAATGTATTTACATGTCCGCCGTTAAACCTCTCTCTATCGTCCTCTAATCGGCTTGTAGCGTTACGCGGTTCTAACAAGCTAAAGTTTTCTGCTAGTACCTCTGTCACGTATACCTTTTGCCCTTGTTGATTTTCATAGTTGCGTGTTTGGATGCGTCCTTCAATACCTACCCTGGCGCCTTTTTGCGTAAAGTTCGCAAAGTTTTCCGCCGCCTTACGCCACATTGCGCAGTTGATAAAATCTGTTTCCTTTTCTCCGTTTTGGTTCTTGAAATTTCTTTCTACCGCCACAGTAAAACTAGCGTATGCCGTTCCGTTCGATGTGTAGCGTAAATCTACCGCCTTTGTTAATCGTCCTACTAATACTACGTTGTTAATCATTTTCTACATCTCCTATATATTTTTTCCATTCGTCAAGGTTTCCTTTTTGAATCTTGTTTACTCGTTTAAACTCTTTGATTGCCTGCGCTTTGAGTGGCAATACGCCCTCTTGTCGCGCCTGGTCTGTTACTGGAATAAAATATCCAGTACGTCCGTTTCTTACCCCTACAATCACGATGCCGTAATTGTTGATTAACTGATCTATGATTTTCTTTACTCGTCTTGTAGAAAGTCTTGTCTTTGCTACAATGTCTTTTATATTCACTCTGCGTTCGTCACTAATCGGGATAAGCGATAGGACTACTCTTTCAATCGGTGTCATTTGTTTACTCATATTGCCACCCTCCTTTTGTCTTTTTAACTTTCAGTAACGCGGTATTGTATCGTTTCATAAATAGCTTTTTCTTTAGCTTGAATACGTCTGTTTCCATTCCTTTTACGTCAACGTAAGTCAGCGTGCCGTCATTTTCTGTAATGATGAAATCAACTACATAAAAGATAGGTCTGATTTTCCCTTTGACTCCTTCGACGTTAAAGCCTTCTTGCAGCAACATTCTTTTTTGTCGTTCAAACCCTAAGATTTGACGTTCCGTTACTTGTTGCTTTAAGTGTAAGTAATATTCGCCTTCCGCTTTGCTATCGAACTTGATACCGTCAATCTCTACTTTCTTTGCGTTGTACTTAGATGTTCTGAACATTTATTTATTAGTTGCTCCCTCTCTTTCTTTTGCTCCCTGGATAAGTTTTCTCTTTCTTTCAAGGTAACCTTCATCAGTGGTTTTTAAGTTAGCGATTTGTTTAACTAGTTTTGCGTATTTTTTTGGATTAGACTTGTAAAACTGTATTTCTTTTTCTGCCTCGCTCATTTATCCTCCTGTTAATTTGCCCAATCGGGTACAATCTCAACGTAACCACCTTTTTTATAATTAGTCGGTTTGTTCTTCTCATGTCGTGCATTACTTGCTTGTACCTGCTCTAGTGTGATAACCCCTTCATCTTTCCATTTCTTCCAAATACCTTTCATGTATAAGTAAGGGTTATCCTTTCCGATAGATAATCTGAATGACTCGATAACCACATCTTTATCAAACATCGTTAAAGAGTTTTGAATGTCATTGATAACAAGTGGGTTACATACTCCGAAATTTTCTTGATACATTTCAATCAATTCTTGAACATCATTGTCAGTTGAACCACCACCAGTCACCAGTTCTTTATCTGGTTTACTTTCTTCTGGTTTAGTTTTATTTATTTTAGTTTTATTTAGTTTCATTTTATTTAGTTTTATTTTATTGCCATCAAATGCCATTGGTTCGCCATTAGTATCGCATTGGCTTTGCTTTGGAATTGCTATAGCATTGCTATCATTTTGCTTTGGCATTGCTATAGCTTTGCCATTAGCATTGCTATCATTTTGCCTGTTTTCCCATCGTTTTTCTGCGCCTTTTTTCCCTGCTTCTGCTCGTTTTTTTCTTTTTGCGTCCATCATTTCCATTCGCTCATTAAAGCTATCTGAATAGAAATATTTACCATCTTCCGTAATTTTGAATAAGTCGTAATTTTCAACAACTTGTTTTACTTTTTTGGGGTCTACTCTTAAATCAAAGGCTAGTGTAGTGTAATCGACTGTGCTTTTATAATCTTCTTCTTCTCTTAACCGTTCAATCAACATGAAGAAGATTCCGTAACCTTCAGCGCCTAACCCCATTCGAACCTTCATTAATTTGTCCGAATTTCTTGCGTTGCTATCGTGTGAGAAATAACTTTTCATTCTTTACCTCCTTTCTCCTTATTTTCCGATTCTTAGTTCTTTCACTGCCTCCTCGTTTAGTAGGATTGGCTTAATATGATATTTATTTTCAAATGCGATTTCTCCTATCGTGTGCCGTTCCGTGTGATGCGTTCTACATAAGCAATAGTAAAATCTGTTTGCGTGGTCTATCTTGTTCCGATTGTTTCCCATTCCTACTGCATCTACATGATCTACATCGCTATGTTGTTTCCCACAAATAAAGCACGTACGATATTTAATAAACAGAAACGCTAGACGGGCCATGTCAGCTGCTTGATAGTATTCTTTAAAGTGGAACGGTATGTTGTTTTGGAAACAAAACTCGATAATCAGTTCAATCAGTTGATTTGCTTGAGTAATGTTACAGTGGTTCATCGCTAGGCTTAATCCTTCCACGTTGTACAACTCACTGTAATACGCTTTGAACATTTCTTTGACCCATTCCAACGGATAGCCTGTATAGTCGCTCACATCTCCAAACAACGCATGAATGAATTTTTGTTGTTTAGGTGTGATGCTACGTTTATCAATGACCGTCACTTTCAAGCGGATATTTTCGCCTTTGTCTGTCCTTCTTCTAGCTTCTGTAAGGTTGAAATCTTCTTCTAGCGCTATTTGTATATCGTGTTGATTAACCGCCTTGAGTTTTCCCTCGTAATCCATTACGCTTCTTCACGCGTTCCTGTTAATGATTCAGGGATACTTTGCAGCATCTTGATTGCTCTATCTAGCAATGTATCGCTCCATTCTTCTGTAGGTGCGCCTTGCACTTTGGATTGCATTTCTTTGAATTTCTCGAATCGTTCGGGTGTTGACTCTGCTAGTTGTTGAAGATAATCACATTTAGATTGTTTTTCCGCGCTGATTTGAGGCCCTTTCTTTTTTCTTCCGTTACCGCTCGCCTCGTTTCCGTCATCGTCTTTGTCTGATGTGATACCAAACACTGCGCTCAACGCATATCTTTTAGCGTATGTAATTGCACTACCATACGCTTGAGGTGTTTGCTTTTCAGGTTTCATTCTCACACTAGGGAACTCAATATATTCCCCCGATTGATGTAGAATAATCGTTCCTACCTCAATATTTCCGCTATCATCGCCACTTGCAAACTGCATAAACGAAATTCCTAACGGCCCCGCCGCTTCCGTGATTGCTTCAACTACATTTTCTAAAGGTACATATTTGCTTTTGAAAAATGGGTTGTTTGCATCTTTTAATGGTTGTTTTAAATTCTTCTGAAATTCAGACATTGCTTTTGATAAGTTTTCAATGCTCTCTGATTTGTTTAACATATTTCACTCTCCTGCTGTTAAAATTGATGAGTCTAAATAATTTTCTTTCAAGTACTCGTCTACATCATCCTCGTTAACGTAATCTCCATCTAATAGATAGTAATTACATTCCTCGTCTGTTTTTTCTCCCTTCCAGTCATACGCTCTAATGCGTGTCACTGGTGGTTCTGTTAAATATAGGTTTCTTAGATATTCTTCCACATCGTCCTCAAGGACTTTATCCCCACCTATAATCCTGTACTGATCTCCACGATAGATTTCCATCCCATTCCAATCGTATCCATAAACTTTGTCTTCAGGAGGTTCAAGATACCTATTGTGTAATGCTTCAAAACTTCCGTACATTGTGTTATACTCTCCTTAGATATTATTAGTTAGTCAGCGTGCCCGCGCTGGCTTTTTTTGTTCCACGAATCCTGAAAATCAGGTTCTACATATTGCCCACTTCTAATTAGATTCACTTTTGTCCTACTAAGAGCACAATGCTAATCATTGCGATAATGATTCCAAAAGCTAAAATGTACCATCCTAGCATCCATCTCATGAATGGGATGAATTGTACCCTTGTTTTTCTTCTTCGTTCTGTTCTCATCGTCTTCTCCTTCCGTCCCATACTCTTTGTATTTCATCAATCATGCTCGCTTGATATTTGTATGGGCGTGTATCTGTTCTTCTTGCTGCAACCACCACAGGATGGTTTCTAATTTCGCTTTTGTGCCACGAACTGGAACTTGTTCCAATCGCTTCACATAATTCTTCAGTCGTTATCCACCTTTGATTATTTCTTGAGTCAATAAACGGTTTTATTAATCCAACAAATTTTTCTGGGTTTCTTTTTACGACTTCGAAGAATATCGGTTCGTAATAATCAAGCGTTGATTGTTCCATGGTTTCACTCCTTTCATGTTTTTTCATATTGTTACCATCCTTTTTCAGACTTATAATGTGTCTGAAAGGAGGTGCTTCTATTTGGGTAAAAATCAATGGGTTTCTCCTACTTCCGAAGGGAAATGGAAAGTTCAAGGAGAAGGAAATTCTAAAGCGACTAAAGTGTTTGATAATAAATCTCAAGCTGTTGCATTTGGAAAAGGTGTTGCTAAAAATCAACAATCTGAATTAATCATCCAAAAGAAAGATGGGAAAATTCAATCTAAAGATAGTTATGGCAACGACCCACTTCCACCAAGAGATACTGAACACTAATCGTATTTAGGGGTAATTCTGACTCTAAAACCTTCTGCGCTGTCAATATCATCTGCCGTGATGACTGCAATGGTTTTAGGGTCTTTTTCGTCTGTTTCTACTACAATTTTTGTGACATCTGATAATGTTTCGATACTCATTTTCTTTCCTCCTTTCTCTAATTTTTATATTGTTACCATCTATTTTCAGACTTATAATGTGTCTGAAGGGAGGTGATAACAATGACCGAAATTTATGCTTGCCTCTGTGGGAATTGGGTGAATTTATCTGCTGATGCTGATTGTGTAATGGGTCCAAACATGGTTAGCCCTTATATTTGGTGGGAAGAAAATGCCGAACTCTACTCACCAATTACTAAACCTAAGGCAGATACTATGTACTGCCAAGATTACATTTACATCAACTATCGCGGTGCGGATTATCGTATCCACCCTATTTTTATACAAGTCGTCTCTAGATAAATCTTTCTAATTTGTCTGAGATAACTGCTAAATCCGAGTCGTCCAGTTTTAATTGGTCGGCTTTTTGGTTTAGTCTTTCGTCAATAGCTTGATTTAATTCGTGCCATTCTCTTTTGGTAAATTTGCTTCTGAATTCTAGAAACTCTTTTATTGTCGTTTTTTTATCCATTTCGATTCCTCTCTTTCTGTTTAACATGTTAGACTCCACTTTTAAAAAAATAAATCTGATACTTTAATGTTGAAGAATTTAGCTAATTTCTTGAGAGTTACAGTGGAAGTTTCTTGCATGTTTCCTGTCTCTAACCCTGAAATCAATGCACGACTTACTCCAGATTTTTCTGCTAATTCTTCTTGAGAGATTTTCATGTTCTCTCTTAATTCTTTGATTTTGTAGTTAACTGTCATATTTCCCCTCCTCTCATAGTTCCAACTAAAGACAGCCTAACATGTTAGATTCTATTCGTCAACTATGTTAGACATAAAACTTTTATATTAAGCAGTCTCTCAACTGCTTAAATATATTCTATCTTTTCTTGTCTCTACTAATCCATAGGAATACTAGTAGGCAAAATAAGAATGCACTTATACCATGTAGCATAATATCCTCATTCATGATATACTAGCACCGAGGAGCTAAGCTCCTCGAGCTAGAACAGCTGGACAGCTTTTAATTTCTCTTATGCTTGCGTGCTTTTCGAGAATTGTTAGGCTGTTCTTTTTGTTTGCAAACTTTTATCAAACTTGCAACTCCTACTAGGAATGTTCCTAGCGCTGTTAGAAGTTCGCTAACTTCCTTCATCATGCTCTCCTTTCTGCTTAGTTAAGGTCTTAATCAACCTTACATACATAGTCTAACATGTTATACATACTTTGTCAACTATGTTATACAAATAAATTGAAAAATTTTTTTGTATTCATTATAATATGTACAAGATGTTAAACAAGGAGGAAGTTAATATGCATCTAGGAGAAATAATTAAAGAATATCGCGATAAGAATAAACTAAGCATGGATAAATTTGCTAAAATGGCAAACGTGAGTAAAGCATACATTTCTGTTCTAGAACGCAATCAACGTCCTAAAACAGGAAAACCTGTAATTCCGTCCATTCCTGTAATTAAAAATGTGGCTGAAGCTATGAATATGTCATTTGATGATTTATTTAATATGTTAGAAGACAATCAACTAATCTCACTTGCTGACGATACTCTAATTAGTAAGATAACCGATATAGCTACTCAACTAACATCCCCACGACAAGAACGAGTATACAATTACGCAGAAGGACAACTCAACGAGCAGAATGGTCAAATACAAGAAGATAATATAGTGCCTATCGTTTTTGGTCGCCAATCTGCAGCAGGCTCTATGATACATGTGGATGATGTTGATGCAGAAATGGGCGTACTTCCCTCTTCTATAGTTCCTAATGGTGCTAACGAGCTTGTACAGATTACAGGTGATTCAATGGAACCTATAATAAAGAAAGGCTCTGAAGTATATTTAAGATATCAACCGACAGTAGAAGATGGCGAGATTGCTATCGTTCGAGTTGAGGATGATGGGGTAACTTGTAAGTATTTATATCGAGATGGTCAGAATATCATTCTTAGGTCAGAGAACACTCAATACAATGATATAGTTGTTGATGCAGAAAAAGTGTCAGTTATTGGAAAAGTGTTGATTTAAAAACAGTATCAAAATAAAAAAATACCACACTACTCTCCGCCAAGATTGTCAGTGTGGTAAACATCAAAATCACCCTGAAATAGGGCTCTTTAATATGCCCTATTTTACCACAAATAGAAATGGAGGTAAACTATGGCAAGCATTTATAAACGTGGCAAAACTTGGGCCTACAAAGTATATTACTATGACAACGGCAAGCAAAAGGCTGTATCCAAGAGCGGTTTTAAAACAAAAGCTGAAGCAAAGGATGCTTCAATCCTCCGCGAAAATGAGATGCTGCAAGGTAAAGACTTTGCCAAAGAAAGAATGCTTCTTGCAGATTATATGGAAAATTGGAAGAAACTGTATAAAGATGGCACTGTTTCTTTAGGCGTTTCCAAGCGCATAGATATGATCATTAGATACGTTCGAGAAAATTTTAACGTCATGCTCAAGGACATCACTCACGATAGCTATCAAGCTTATATTAATAAATTGGCTGAAAGGCTATCTACTGAATCTGTCGCTAAATATCACACATACACAAGTGGCGCTATTAAGCATGCGGTCCAGACTAGGGTTCTTATGTATAATCCCTGTGAATTCGTTAAAATTAAAGGGAATGACGAAAGGGCATTTTCGGAAGAAAGCAAATTCTTATCGTTTGAAGAGTATCAAAGGCTGTATGCAGCATTATTAGACGGAATCAATCCTAGATATCAATCACGCTATATTATTCTTTTAGCGATGGTTAGCGGAATGAGGTTTGGAGAATGTCTTGGATTGACTTGGGATAATTTAGACATAAAAACCAATACTGTAAAAATCGAAAAAGGGTTCGACTCATTACATACTAGAGATTTCACGGATGGAAAAACTAAAAATGCCAAACGAACTATTATCATTCCTAGTGAAGTAATGAAACTATTGTTCCAACTTCCGAAGGATACGGAAAGAGTGTTCCACGACATTACAAATAACGGAGTCAAAAAAACTCTCGATAATGCACTAAAAAAAGCGAAAATCGAGAGAAAAATCAGATTTCATAGTTTAAGACACACACACGCAAGCATCTTACTATCTCAAGGTGTACAAGTCGTTTCAGTGAGTAAACGATTAGGTCATGCTAACCCCACAGTAACCATGCAGACGTATGCCCACGTTATTAAAGAATTGGAAGTATCAGACAATGAAAAAATAATAAAGATTTTATCCCACGGAACATCCACGGAACAAAACCTTTAGAAAAGCCTATAAATAAGCATAAAAAATGCCCCCTACAGGGCTCGAACCTGTGACCCATAGATTAAGAGTCTACTGCTCTACCAACTGAGCTAAGGAGGCATTTGTACTTAAGGTACTTAACCAGTATACTACCATCCCCACGGTAAATCAAGGGAATTTTCTCGAGAAATTCTCCGTTTAAAACAAAAATTGTCCTCTAATTTTTATTAGAGGACTGTTTTTATTCTAACCCCAGACTCACTTTGAGTCCCGCATCAATGATTTTCATAAAGTCACTATCGACGGTTGTAATCTTTTCAAGAATACGGACTTTATCAATTGTCCGTAATTGCTCGAGTAAGACTACCGAGTCGCGTTCGAAACCGAATTGGTCTTTTTTGATTTCAATATGCGTTGGAATATTGGCCTTTGTATGTTTGGCGGTAATCGCCGCTACAATGACCGTTGTACTAAAGTGATTGCCTACATCATTTTGCACAATGAGAACGGGACGTTTTCCCCCTTGCTCACTTCCGACAACTGGCGATAAGTCCGCAAGACACACATCTCCTCTTACAATCTTATCAATCATTTATATACACCCGTTTCACGCGATCTGAAATAATACAAAGCACTTCATAGGCAATCGTCTCTGAGCGCTTCGCTAATTCAATCGCGGTAATTTCTTCGTCTCCATCTTTTCCAAGGAGCGTCACTGTTGTTCCTACTGGGAATTCATGCGGCAAGCGAATCATGCACTGATCCATGCAGATGCGCCCAACAATCGGACAACGAACGCCGTCTACTAAGACTTCCCCTTTATTGTAGGCACGGATAAATCCATCCGCATAGCCAACAGGAAGTGTCGCTACCCATTGCGGTTCGTCTGCAGTGTATGTCGCACCGTAGCTCACCGTGTCTCCTGCTTCCAGCTTCTTCACTTTCACCATTTCTGTTTCCCAGCGAAGGGCCGGTGTTAAGGCAGCTTCGTC